ATGTTCATCATATTTGTTTTTAAGATTTTATATACCCCTACACTATATATTTTTTTTTTTTATAAATTTTTTTTTTGATTCTCTTGCTGTTTTTCTGTTATGACATGGTTTGCAAAGCGTTTGTAAATTTTCAATGCTTGTCCATTGCCCACCTAATCTCATTGGTATTTTATGATCTACGTCTTCGCCAGGCGTTATAAATCCTGATTTTTCGCATAACTCGCATAAAGGGAACATGCTTATATAATAGTTTCTAAGTGATCTCCAACGTTTACTATTATAAAATTTTACATGTTCTGGAGATGATCTACTAATAGGTTTATTAAATTTATCGCGCTTTGGTTCATATCTTTTATCTCTTTTTGCGACCCACGGCTTTGTTTTATGTTTCGGTAAACTTGGCATTAATCAACTAATAAAAAATAGTATTCAGTATCTTTTTCCAATATGTATTCTAAACACCTATGGTAGTCTAAAAGTAATTGTTTTTCTTCTTTAGTACCCTCGTATAATTGATGACAGCCTTTTCGTTCAGTATTTCCTAAGCAATGATAAGTAATATTTTCAGGATCACATTGTAAGTCTGGTCTTCGGCTTCTTGGGATAATATGAGAATGAGATAATGGAACATCACTTCGTCCACATCCTGTACAATAGTGAGGTCTAGTCAATGCTATTTCTTTGTAAACTTTTCTAAGCTTATTATTTATCTTTTGTTGCTTTTTGCTTATCTTTTTCATTAGATATAATTAGCTGGGGTAAGGACATATATTTATCTATTTCATTAATTATATTTTCCCAACCCTTTTGTACACTTGCCTTATATCCTTTTAAATTAAGATCTACAATCCATTGTTTTTGTTCTTTAGTTGCAACTCCTTTAATAGTTTTTATCTCTATTGCTAAACCAAAAAATGTTCCACGTGCTTCATATAAAAATATGTCAGGAAAGCCTTTGACATAGCCATTAGAAATTAACTTTTTTCTTTGCGACATGTACGGCTGATATTGTCCTCCTAAGCTCGCACAATATTTAACTTTACTATACTTATACTTTATATACCTTACGACATTAGCTTGTAAAGAACTTTCCGACATATTATGAAAACAATAATTGCAAGTATAATAAAAAAAATAATATATTGCAAATTACTAACTATACTTATATTGTATTACTTTTTGTCTATATTGTTCTTGAAGCTTTTTTCTTATATACCACTTTTCACCTCTTAAAGTTTTGTCCTCTTCTTGAAGTTTTCTTCTTGCTCTAGTAATAGTATCCGAGCTAGTAAGTTTTCCATCTCTATAAGATCTTAAAAAAGTTTGAAAAGATATTTGTATATATTCATCTGTAAATTTATTTAATTCTCCCGACCATATTAAAGTTGTTAGTGTTCGATCACAGTCTCTAGTTTCAGGATGTAAAGACAGATAAACTCTAATTTTATCCGTTAATGTTTTATTTATCATCTTTTATTTTTCTTATTTCACCTGTATTTATATTTACTTCTACTTCACCATACTTTTCTTGAAAATCATCTATTATTTCTTTTGTTTCCTCAATTGCTTTGTCTAATTCTCTTGCAATAAGAGTTTGTTGATAATGCAATTTACCTAATTCAAAATATAAATTTGATTGTTTATTGTTTGCTTCCTGTAATACTTTTAATTCGGAATCTTTTAATTTTTTCATTTTTTTTTATTTATTAGTTAATAGTTTTATCTCACTTCTATAATTCAGTCTTTTATCTTTATACTTTTCATTTATGTCTTCATTTTTCCAAATTAAGTTTCTATGAGTTTTTATCCATTTCATATAAGTTTTTACAGAAAAATGAAATAGATCTGTCTCTCTTAAACCTATATCAAAACTGTTTTTAATATCTTCTATATATAGATTTGAAAAATATTTCTTAAGGTCTTTAGCTAAATAAACTGACCATGCTGCTAAGTCTTCTTCATTAATATTTTGTCCTAATTGAAAAAAAACTTCTTGTATTATAATTGCACATTTAGACAATAAATCTTCTTTTGTTATATCTTTAATTAATGTCACTTTATAGTTTTTAAAATATCTTTAGCTTTTTGTAGTGTAGTAAACGAATTTTTTATTTTTGATTTTTTATTTATATTTTTATTCCAATTTCTGTTTACCCATCTTTTTAGTCTTAAATTAGTATCCCATGTTTTTTCTAATTCAAATCTCATTTTTGTCTTGCTTTTGTTTTTTTCTGTCCAAAAGTCAAAAAATTCTTTTTTATCTTTATTGTCTGCAAATTCTAAAATATCAATTTCTTTTTTAAATTTTTCTAATCTTATATATATATTAATACTTGTATTATTAACACTTGTACTATTATCTTTAATGTTTTTAATAATACCCCTATTATCATTTTTAGTTATACCTAGCTTTCTTTTTACTATTTGTTTTTTTTCATTATATATTATTTCAATCGTAATAAAATTATTTTCTTTTAATTCTCTTAACCATACTGAAATAGTATTTTTAGAAACATTATAAAGATCTGCAAAATAACTATTAGTTGCAAAACAAAAACCATATTTATTACTTAAAGCACTTATTTCTCCATAGAGTAATTTAGAATTTGCTTTTATATTTGAATATCTTACTGGTGCTGGAATAACTGCATAATACGTAGGCTTCATATTATCTTTCTTAATTCATTAATTTTTTTATTAATAATCTTTCTTTCTATAATTAGGTCAACTATAGTTTTTTCGATAATATCTTTCTCAGAAATATCAGTAAGTTTACTAATAAAATCATAATACTTAGTTTTAGTTTTTTCTTCATTTTCTATGTAATTTAGCATTAAATTATAGTGATATATTGCTGATGCATGATTTGTTAAAGCTGGTATTTTTTTTACTATTACTTCATAGTTTAATTTGAAAATATCTCTTAAATAAAAAACTAAGAATCGTCTTGCCTCGACAATATTTTTTTTTCTAGAAATATTGTCTTCAAAATGAAAAATAGGGATGTCAAACAAATCAGACAAAACGACCTTAGCTTTTAATATAAGATTATCCATTTAAATAATTTTCAAAATAGATAGCAACTTCTACACATTTTTCTTTTGAAAAATTAGATCCAGTTAATAATGCGGATGCAGACTTTAAAGCAACACATTTTTTCATTAATTTGTCGTCTATATTGTTTTCATTTTTTTTATTATAGATTGGCTTTATTTTTGGAAAATCCCCCCCTATATATTCATAATCTACGCTTTGACCGACTATAAATTTATCTTGGTTCTCTTTTATTGAACTATATTGTCCTACGTCTCCATTTTCCATTTCTATTTCAAACCTATAAAAAGTTTTACTAGAATCATTTTTTGGTGACCAATTGCCTTTTTCTATTACTTTTTTTACTATATCTGTTTTATTCATGACTTATTATTTTTATTAGTACAACTTCATTATTATTTTCTTTATATAAATTTACATACCTATCTTTACTTTTACTTTTTTGTAGATCAAAATCAAATTTGTCTCTTAATTCCCAAGCATCATTCTCTAATTTATATATAAAAAAATCATATAATTGTCTTTCTGTTCCTAATACTCTAAAATATTGTGATCTTTCTTTTAAATCTATGTATGAAGATCTAGAACTCAAATCATCTTTTTTAGCGTGTATATACTCTGGTTTTTTTAAGTACCAATCTTCGGCTATAAGTGTAATATTATCTAATTCCATTATCCAAAAATTATATTTTTATATCTTTCTTTATAGTTTCTACTTATATAAGACAAAAGTTTATCTAAAGCCATTTTCCAATCGTCTATATTTGCATCTTCAAAACTACTATCTATTGCTATAGAATGATTATTTGTATCAAATTCAACTCTATAGTCTAAAATTTTAATTCTATCGACTTCTAATCTACCATCACGAATATGTATTTTATATACTTGGGATATTATTTTAGTTTGCTGACCGCTACTATTTACCATGTTTCTACAATACTTTCTATAAAATGGTAATTTAGAATTTGTAATATTGTGCAAAATTGTTTCTTGCGCACTTAGTTCACGCCTTTTATTAATCATTGGCTTAGATAATTGATCTTGCAACATTTTTTTTATATTTTCTGTATTCATAGTTTTTATTTAATTAGGTTTAAATTAAGTTCTCTTGCTACATAGTTAATATGCTTTTGAGTTGTAACTGACCAATAACCCAATTGTCTTAACTTATCTCCATCTATTGTTGCTACGTGAGTTACATAGCTAATCACTTTGTTACCTTCAATTCTTAAGTTTTTTTTATATTTTTCTAAATTCATTGTTTTTTGTTTTAAGTTATTAATTTTTGTTAATCTATATTTATAGACTTTGTTTATAATATTTTTCATTTTTTTGTAATTCCGTATAAAGATCTAAAAAAGCAATATTCGCTTTTTCTCTATTTTTAGCGCCTATGTTGAATTCATATACTTCATTTAAATTTAATTTATGATAGTATTTCCAATCGTAAACTGTAAAAACATCTCCTTTTGAATTTTCAAAAGTAAAATCAAAATTAGTTTTATTTTGTCCATTATTAAATTTATTATAATTTGCACCTAATTTATTTGATAATTCTATTAGAAAATTTGGTGAGCAGTGAAAAGTAACTCCGTTAAAATTAGTTCCTGCTATTGATTTGTTCGTTTTTTTCATTTTTATTAGTTTTTGTTATTAATTATAATATAAATATAACAAATTATAATGTTAATAAACTATATATTTTAACTTTTTTTGCTCTAGTAAATTAAAAAAAATGTGTTTTTTTTTGAATTATATAGTGAAAAATCGGCGATTTTATAAAAAAAAAGAGGTGAATTTCATAATGAAAACACCTCTCTTAACAAAAACTATGACTGATTGTACATCAACTCAAAACGAATAGACTAATATATAAATAAATAATTATGTTTTACAACGAACAGTTTTATATTATAAACATTATTTTCTAATAAGTTTAGAACCTAAGTCCATTGGAATAAACAAAGCTATTCGACCATGATCTAAAACTACACCGCAGCCAATAGTTGGTTTTTTCGGAAATTGTTTACCATATCGAAAACTATATGCAGAATTGTCAATGCCACAACCAACATTCATACCATAGATTAAATCAGATCTTGAAGCCATATAATTAACACCTCCAAATGAATGACAATGGCCTATAACAGTTGATTGTCTATTTGCTATTGCTCTATTTTTTGCTGCGTTAGATCCTGAACTGCCTGTACCATGCTCAAATAAAACTCCATTAACTTCCCATTGTAAACGCCATTCCCAGCCCTTTGGTGCAGACCATATTTCCTCATAAGTTTTCATGAATCTTTTTGGTATGCCTGCGGCCGTAGCTTGCCTATAAGGTAAAGCAGAATGATTACCTACACAAACTTTTACTCTATGAAAAGCATCATAAAATTTATTCATTTCTATTTGCGCTAATTCTGCTTCTGATTCTGCATTCAGTGAATCTGTTTCTTTTTGGTGAAACGAAATTGCGCAATTATCTACCTCATCTCCAATATGTATTATTTCGGTGCAGCCAAATCTATTAAAAGTTTCATAGCAAAACTGTAAATAGCTTAAATGTTCGCTTGTTTCTTGTAGGTTAAATGGGCAATGAGTATCACCAATAATTCCAATATTTTTACCGTTCCTAAAATTTTGAATTAAGTCATTTTCGTAATCACTTAATCTCGGACGAAATTGTTTCACTTTTTCTTTTTAGCCACATCTGCAATACCTTGTCCTAATATTAAAGCAATTATCGAATAAAGTATTGATTCAGTTTGTACAGGATCTAAGCCGAAGTTATCGCTTAAAAGTTGTACAAGTATTGCTACTATTGCATACCAAAATTTTTTACTGCGAACCATTTGGCCTAGTAGATATTTTTCAAGTATTTTCATTTTATTATTTGTTTTGTTAGTAATATGTCCAGATTGTCAAAGGACTTTTTTTTGTGTCTAAACTCATGTCAACATGAATAAAGTTTTTACCAATACCAATTCTATTAAATTGACAATCTAATAAAGATTTTAAAATTTTATATCTATTGTTATTGTTCGTAACTCTT